CCACTAGTACTTGCTTTACCTTCAGGGGTAACACTATGTGTCGAAGTAGCTCTATCATTAAAGTAGTAGCTATCTTCATCCATGATGTTAATACCATCAAAGCCGCCAAAGAAAGTTGCTGTAAATTTAGCAAACTCTGAATATCTATTAAACTTCTTTGTGTCTTCTGCTAACAATGATGCAAATGTTACTCTATCTTTGTCTGGACTTGAAGTCGATTTTGATAAAATGTCTGCATTTAAGTTTATTGTATAACGAGAGTTATCAAATTTGGCCGAAGCAACATCAGCATCTCTAATGTACGCAGCATTTTTAATTTCATCGTATGGACCTGTTAGGTCTGCAACTGTACTTCCACTAAAAGCAACTCTAGATAAAGAGAATTTATTGCTATTGAAATTATCAGCTTCAGAACTATCAATATCAAAAGATGTTCCAAACTTATCAATACATAAGAATTTAGCATAGCTTTCAAAAAGTCTATTAAATCCTTTTCCTCCTGAATTGTTTGGCTTGTCAATATCGTTAACGCGAGACGTGTTAACTCCCCAGTAAAGCCTACTATCAACACTTTCTTGTGTAGATGCTTGTCCTAAATATTCTTTGGGAGACCCTACATTAATATCACCTTTTGTAACCTTAAATCTATGTGGTACAGGAGGTAAGACAGAAAACGCCAGTGTATTAATATGTGCAGCATCTAAAGTATCAGGAGTTTTACCTCCTGTACCAAAAATTGCACTTGCAACATCTGTGCCAGCGGCTTCTGATCCAGTCAAGAAAGCCATATTATCACTACGACCATCACGTCCATCTGAAGTTGTCTTAAGAAGTGGAAGCCCTCTAAAGCCGAATGGTAACGCCTCTTCTGGAATTTCTTCGTTAATAACGTCAGCAGACATTACAACTCTAATGAGCCTAGAGTTATTAGGGAATGTACCTTCTGTCATTAAACGCTTTTCGTCAGGTGTTGTAGTGTCTAAGTTAAGAGAAAGTTTTTTGTCCCCAATTATTCTAGCAATATAGTTAGAGCTTTTTGGATCTAAGTTACAATTTGAGAAGCTCTCAATAATAACAGGCTTTTCATCAGAGTCTCTTAAATCTCTAAGCTCAACTGTAAATGATCCGTATTTGTAGTTAGGATCATTGCTTGCACGAAGATCTCTAATAGAAACTTTATAGTTATCTGTTGCATAAACACCGTCGTCTTTTGCTTCTAGGTGGAAAAGATTATATTCTTTATTACCAAAAGGCTGAGAAATAAATGAAGGTGATCTTGGTGTTCTATATCTTGTTTCAAACTGGCCGTATGCGTTAGCAATTGATCCTGCAGTATCACCGCTATCTAGACTTAAGTCAGTAAATGATGACGTTAAACCGCAGAGAATAGCTGCCGGTTTACCAGCTGATGAAGCAACTGCCTTATCAACAGGAAAGTCTGCATAAAGAAAATGCTTCTTAGATGAAAGAAGATAAGGATTAGTATTTAATACATTTGAAATATAGCTAGGACTATCTGGATCAAATGACACTGGGTACGCTGATGAAGCTCCGTCTACAGATGAAGAAAAGAATAGATTAACAATGCTATTGCTATCAATCAGTGAAGCGTCACCTGCAGGTCTTGAACTATCATCATCAGGCTTTGCTGTAACAGAAGAAGCTGTTAAATAAACAGTTGTATCTTTATCTAAAAACAACATACCTCTTACTAACTGGACACCTAATTCTTGTGAGCTTCCAGAAACGCTTTGGTTGTCACTAAACATTGGATATGTATATGACTCATTTTCATCAAGAGAGTGAGACGCAACAAGCATGTGAACAGATCCAGCGTGTCTTAAATTATCTGAAAGTGTTCCACTAGCAAAAAATCCTGCGTTAGAAACACGACCCGTCTCTTCAAAAGTAGAAGCAGTATCTACATCTTTACCTGTACCTAAAACTCTCATGAAAGTTAAAGATGCATTATCACCTTTTGATTGAAAATATTCACTAACAGCATGTCCTGCTGGCATATTTTGATCAATTTTACCAAATCTTTTTTTGAATTCATCTAAGCTACCAACAGTTACAGGAACAAATGCAGGTCCTCTTTCTGCAGGCCCTATAACTCCAAAAGGAGTTGAGCTTGGACCTCTCTTTGGAGGTGCAATTACTTCAATTTCTCTTTCAAAAAAGCCTGGAGACTTAAAAGTTTGTTCAGCCATGTCGCTAATCTCCTAATTATTATATTACGTTTATCGTATCTAAATATACAACGTCAATGATAATATAATTATTAGTTATTAATTATGTCGATAATCTCGGCTATGCCGCCTGCAAATACGGCTTCTCCTTTTGTTTCTGTAACATTCTTTGCCTGGAGTCTTATGATTTCACCTTCTGCGTTTCGTATTTCTACTTGCTTGGACTTTTGATAATCACTTCCTCTTGCGCCCACAATATCAGGTTTATTTTCACGTGTTTCAGTACCATTTGCAAAGTTTCTTGCATCACTAGCAGCAACCTGCGCTAAAGGATCACGATTTTGAATTCTAGCAACATTTCTTTCTGCATCCATACCAACATTATCGGTTGGTAACAAATCATCTTCGTGTTCAAATTCGTTAAGTAAAAATGCATTTACATCATTACTAACAATGCCACTTTTTCGTGGTTCTTTTGAAATAGAATCTTGAGTAGCACCAATTTCAAAAGATATTTGCGGCGCTGACTTAAATGATCGAAGCGCAGTTTTACCACCCATAATGTCTGGAGCAACAATATAACCTGTTGCTGTTATATTAAATGAATACTTAACAAATCTTTCTTGATCTGAAAAGTCTTGGTATGATGCATCTTGTGATATACTACTATCAATAAACGCTGGAAACCAATAACCTTTGTCACTTTCTACTCTAAACTGCTGCCCAGGATGTAGTGTATAAGCACTCATAATTGTTTCCATAATTGCATTCATTTGCTGTGTAAATGATGACCATATAGTTACTTCATATGATGCTCCAAAGTATCGCGGAGGAGGAATTTCGATAACTTCTACTATGTTATTTGATAGCTTTGGTTGTAGTGATAAGTCACCTGCCACTTCTGTTTTCTTAGCAGGTGAATAAAGAGAATTAAGTAAGTTTTCTTTATTACTTATTTGTTTCCAATCAGTATCTTCTCCAGCAATTCTTTTTGCAATAACTGAAGGAAACATCATGTTATTTGCCATTCCTTTTTGTGGCTTATTTTCAACAGCATTTCTTATAATTGATATAAGTGGCAATATAATTGCATTATTCTTATCTGTCAAAGGCTCTTTACGACGAAGAATAGCAAAACGCTCGCCTGTAGCAAATATAACAGGAACTTTTCTCTGCTGATTTGCATGCATATAAAAAAGAGGTATATCTTTGTCAAAAAGATTAAATATAGCACGATCTAAGTCTTCTAAACCACATGAAGGAATATAGTAGTCTTCTGTAGTATTATTTCCTTCGTATCCTGTAGGAATAGCGATGCTTTCAGGATCTCTTTTGTTTTTTTGAAATCTACTGCTCATACTTAGTCTCCATCATAAAAAGATGATCCTACTCCATCAACATCTCCACTAGAGCCATCAGGTGCAATCTTCTTAGGTCCTGTTATAGGTGCTTCTAACTTGCCATCTTTTCTAAGTTGTCTAACGTCACCTGTTTTACCAAGTTCATTAGTTGCCTCACCTCTTTGCTGAACAAATGTCTTTTGAATTGCGTCAGGGTTTGTAAAGCTTTCTTCAGTAGGCCCTTTAGGGACAAGATCGATATGATCAACACGAGTCTGCTTACCAACTAGTTTATAACCTGCAAGTCTTTCAACATGTCCAAACATAAACTTTTCAACAAAGAAAGATGTTACTTCAAAGAAAACAGAGCCATACGAGAAATAGTCGCCTACATGTAACTCAATATCTCTATCATACATGTCTCTATAATGTATAAAGACTTCAACATTCCATAGTTTTTCAAAACCAAACTTTGTCGTTTTAACTTCTGGTGTTCCCCAGTCAATACGACACTCGATCTCTAACGGCGCATCAAAGACTTTTTTAGTTGATTCTTCGTAAACATCGTTAACATTTGAAAGATCTTCACGAACGTGATAATAGAAAATCTTATGCCCTACGACATCTTTTGTCACTTCTTTTGTTAAATCAGACATAAAGTCCAATTCTCTCTGTGTTATAAATAGTCTAGACATATATTATCCTATTATTATTGCTCTTCCGTTAGGAATAGGAACTCGTTTAAGAATGTTTTGCATTTGCTCAGACTGAGCAGCATCTGTCTCAAGAAGTTTTTGATATGTTAGCTTATCAAGCTGCTCACCTAAACTTGTCTTTAGCTTTTCTTGATCTTCGCGGCCTTGGCTTATTAAGTCAGAACCATTCATTTGAAGATCAGCACCAGGAATAGGAACAGAAGAAAACTTAGATCGAACAAGTCCTAGAGTTTCCTTACACAGGGCTAAAGTATATTCTCTAATCCAGTGTCTTGCAATAGAGTTAATACCTTTATAAGAGATGTTTCCAAAAGGAATGTTAGATAAGTTTGAAACACCAAATATTGTGCTATCTTCAAAAGAAGGCTTAAAAGGATCTGAAGGGAATCCTACCTTTAAGAATAAGTTTAGAGGATTGTCTTGTGTAGGTGTAGGAAAAATTCTTATCTTTGTCCCTTGAATCTTATAAGAGTAGTTACTACGACGTATTCTATTGGATATATCTAACTGTCCTGCTCGAAGATAGTCTTCAAAAACAGGAAGAACATAGAATACTGTTTCTGGTGTAAAGCTTTCAAAAGCAAACTGATTATTTAAGTAGTTTACTGCTGATGTTGTATCAAAGAAGCGATATGCAGCTTGTGGAGAAAAATGAAATACTTCATATATTCTTAATTTGCCTTTGCTTGCATGATTTAACTTTGTTGTATTTGCTGCATCCAGATAAGCATCAGACATAACAGAAACTTCAGCACCTGAACTAGTTGTAGTTTTTAAGTCTGTATAAATATCATAATCTTGTCGGCCTCTTTCTAATGCAATTGAACCGCTTAAAGTATTATAAGCGCCACCGACTCCTGCTTGATCTGCATAAGGTTCAGCACGCCTTGTAAGATATTCTAATGTCTCTCTAGGAAACTGCTGTTCTTTTCCATGCGGACCAACCTTATTATTATTATCATCTTCCAGCGATCCTGTTGAAATACCCATAAGGTTTGACATATAGGATTCAGCTTGATTTTGGTTGATAATCTTGCTGTATTTTAATGTGGCTTCTTCGAAGTTAGCCCATATTTGTTTATTTGTTAGTTCGACTGATAGAATGTCATCGCCAAGTTTTCTTTTAACATATACGACCATTTTGT